AAAGAATGCACCACTAATTCTAAAAATCAAAATCAAGGCATTAGGCCAGAAAAAAATTCTAAATTCAAAGCAAAATCAAAATCATTCAAAAACATAGAACAACATCCGCCTCACAACAACATCATAATCTTCCATTGTTATTTTCCATGGTTTTAAAACCTCTTGAAAAACATTCTGATAGGATTCATACACATGCTGTCCATGCAAAGCCAGCTCATTCTCAAAGGACTGCAGCTGGCTTGGAAAAGTTGACAAATTTTTCATCCACATAATATGCTGCTCCATAGTGGACAAATTCAAGGCCCCAACTTTGTAGGTGGTGCCTGGGAAGAAGCGAGTGGTGCGTTTCAAAAACTCAACTTCTTCCAAATTCAAAAGAGTAGGAACTGCACTCTTATCACTGGATGTAATTTCCATCCCAAATTCTCTTCTTGCTTGCTCCACTAGGCAGCTGGCATCAATTTCCTCTGAAACAGAAAAGATCACATCATCCCCATAGACAATTGGTAAGCACTCAACTGATGGTCCCTGCGAATAGGCCAAGTAGCGGCACACCAGGATATTACAAATAGAATTCAAGACTGTTGTGCAAGGGCTACCTGAAGGCATTCCACCTTTTACTTCCCAGATTTCATCCATAACCAAGTGTTCAGAGTTCAAGACAGTCTCATGTAGTACCATCACTTGGTCTGGGTCCTCATGGCAGTATGCAAGCACTTCAACAGCACTCCTCATGAGTTCCTCAGATAAGCTGCCATCATAGGAAGTGTAATCCAAACCATAATTATAGGGCAAAAGTGAATTTAACATAGCATCCCAGTCGGTCCAGGGATTCATGCCCACAGCTAGGCCAAGTTCCTGGGGTTTTGATTGGTAAATGGCTTCATAGAGAGAGGACATAACCACACGATAGGCCACAACATAGTCTATTGAACAGGCCTCAATGCAGCGGGTCTTCCCATTTTTAACCTTGTCTCGTTTGCGCAGCTCATCTTTGAGAAAGGCTGTAAAAATCGTCCTGGGGGGTTCCAGGCGGTAAACTGCGGCCAAGAGCTGTTTCACATCCTCCAACAAGACAGGGTGCACAAAGAAGGGATCCAAAGAGAGTAGATCTCTCTTTTTGAAGCCAAGTTTAACATATTTAGTCCCGGGGGATGTGGTTAAATCAAGAGAAGACAAGTCTGAATAGCCCAAGACTGCCTGTTCCAAGGTAACCTTGGAATGAATGCCCAACTTAGATCGAAAGGCAGATTTCACCTCATCAAGGACATACATCCAAAGCTTTTGATCGGGCTTGAAGACATCAACCCTGTACTTGGAAGCAGCATCTTTGACAACTGATGGCAAGGCAACCTCCAAGCGGGGGTCATGAGGTGATAAGACAGCTGGCTCCATCTTTATTTCAAAGGCTTTATAGAGGGGGCTTGGATGCAGACTAGTCTTTGAGGGCTGGAAAACCTGATGCCCTACAAAGACCTTAGACATGATGACGCCTTCATTCCTGTATTGTGTTAGGCAATGGAGTGATGCAGCTCGCGCTATTGAGCCATTGCCAGCAATATGCATCCCCAAGACCTTGTAGGAGCCATCAACTCTAGTAACCAGAAGACCCCCACACATGCCCCTCTTGGATGAAACTGCATAGGAGTAGGTTTGTGCTGTTTGCGTTCCTTCTAGGGTCACCAAATTGCCCGCCATATGGACATTCGTTACTGGCATAGCCAAGCGGCCTTGTGGTGAACTCCAAAGCAGGAGAGAATCTCTCCCAATTGTTTTAGTATAATATTTTGTATAATTCTTAAAAACAATAGGCAATTTATCCACTTTTATTAAGACCAGGTCCATAGCTGAGCCATCCAGGGAGACACGCGAGATCATCCCACCATCTATAGCAAAGCTAGCCCCTTTAAAATGCAGGACTAAATCTGGTGCATTATCCACAAAGAACTCAGAATGACCATAGCAGACAAGGGTTGTCCCAGAAACTGCTGCACAATGGATGACATCTGTTGTTACAGAACTAGATAAGTAGCACGTCTGAGCAAAGCAATGCTCTAGATCCTGCATATAGGGTGCCTCATTTTTAAAAACCACTGGCTCATCTCTCCGCCTAAGCACTTGCCTAACACCCTTCTTAGGTTGAGTTTGAGGGTTGTAGGCACGCTCCTGTTTTTCTGGTTCCTTTGGTTTACTTCGATAGTGCAAGTAGACCAAGGTCAAGACTGATAAAAATGTGGAGAGAATAGAGAAGAAGAGAAACCAGCCCTTATTTTCTGCCAGAAAGTCTTTCAATCTCACCATATGTTTCTTCACCCATTGCTTAATATTTTCTGGGGCTGTTGCATACCTCAAGCGCTGCTTGCGCTCAAAGCACTGAAAAGGGGTATCATATTCACAAAGATAGTCTTCCATCTCTTCAATTAGGTCATCTGTGCAACGCCCAATTTCTTTTCTAATGTAATTAGAAATTTGCCCAAAGCGGCGTTCCAAGCTAGCTATGGTTTCATCCATTGAATCCAGAGGGGATAGGCCGCTCTCATTTCTCACTTGGTTTAATTTTCTCTGCCAGACCATAAGAGCATCTTGGCGTGCTTTAAAGAAGTCTGTTATTTCCTTGACCAATGTATCCATGCAGAGTGAGTTCCAGGTCCGACCTTGATCGCGCGAGATCTCCCAGCAGGAACCATCAGCCATTTGGGCCATGGCATCCGGCACATTTAGCCTGTTATTCTTACAATATGGAACCTTGGCACGAAGACGGAAGTTAAAAGGGAACCGCCTGGCCAATGCCTCACTGTCTGTCAAGACCATAGTGGAAAAGTCCATCTTGTTCGTAGTAGCCACCACAATCTTACTCGTGTAAAAGGTTCCCTTTTCAGCAAGATCAGCCATTGGTACCGTAAAGGGTACTGATGAGATACATTGGCACAACAAGGCTAAGTCCTTTTCTTCTCTATTTTGTCCAGCATCATCAATTATATGCACATCTTGTCCAACATAGCCATCCATAAACTCGGAGCCAGTTGGGTTGGTGTAGATGCCTTGTAAGTCACAGCTTTTGAGAAGACGGGTGGTCAACATGTGGGTCAAAAAGGATTTACCCTGCCCTGGCTCAGAACTTATCCAGATGCCCACAGGCTCCATCCGGGTCAAGTCGGTATTGGTTGGCACTCTAACATTAATACGAAGCAACTCCGAAAACATCCTAAAGCACTGACTTGAGAAGCGAGTAGAGGGTGCCACCTTCAAGCAGATAGTAGCCAATATTTTCATTCTCTCTAAAATAGCAAAATAGCGTTGGATTGCCTCAGTGGAACGCTGGTTCTTGGGGTCTTTCATCAGGACAACAACCTCTGATGCCTCATTCAAAATGTCAGCAATCTGTTCTTCTCTACGCTCCATCCATTTGACTGCCTTCTGTTCTAGGTTTGGTGAAAATATCCCTTTCAGGACATTATAGGCACTTTTAAAGGTGGTCAACCACCATTCAATATGGCGAAAGGAGGTGGAGACTGTATTAAACTCAGCAAAGCCTTGGTTCTCCATTGGCCGTCGGGCAAAATCAACCATCTCTGTTGCATAGTTAAAAGTGGCACTCATCTCTTCAGCCTGTTCTTTAGTGTCCCTGGCAAAAGTCATAGATTCGGCTATCCGCGTGACCAGGCCCTTAACATCACCATCAAGCAAGGATTGAAAGAGAGCTTTGGTTGATGCTGACAAGACCTCACAGGTTGTTATATCCATTACTAAGAGTGTACCCAAGCACAGTGTAGTAAGCAAATTTGGAGCATGACAGTAGAGAACTATATAGCAAAGAAGCCTAATCAAAATCTTAATAATAAATTTAACCAAATCATTATTAAAGGTTTCAACCATGGCATTAGAAAAGAAAGTCATGCAGCGCTGACTTAGGAGCGTTAGGCCCTCCGCATCGCCATCCAAAGACTGGTTGTAGACTTGTTGCAAGGATGAAACATCCCAGGGCACCGCCATCAAGGACAAGAGGCCTGCAGACAAGAGAATCACACCTAAAATACCAAGGGCTCTACCCTGGGTCATGGATGAATCGCCAAAAACATCCCTTGCAATGGTTTCACAATTTTGTGTAGCAGAAAAGATGTGCTTGGTACCAACCAAGCTATTAACATATTTATCTGTGAAGTAGTCCAAGTCTGCTACTTGTGAGACAAGCCAACAGCCATCATCCTCTATTTTGTCAAAAGTGGCCTGGCCGGTAATAGCTGTTGAAAGTATATCCTGGGAGTCCAAGTGGTAGATGGCATTACCAACCCGGACGCCATAGTGTTTATAGAAGCCACGATCCTTGTAGACCAATTCCATGGTGGGGCCAGGGTTGGACTCAACATCGCCACACTGCAATAAGGTCTCAGACCGACAGCCCTGTCTCCTATTAAAGAATGCCTTTGCCCGCATTAGCGCCATAGCCAAGTTGTCATCAACCCTCTGTTCCAAGAGGAGGTCAGAGTCCAAGTCCTCAGCCATACCCAGGGCTTCAACTGTACTTTGGTCAAAATGACCTGGGCGGGAGTTGAGAACTGCTCTAGCTGTTCCTCTTTTGGGTGCTGGAACTGGAAAGAAGAAGTTTGGGCACCTGATGGACGCATAAATTGTTATTCGGCCAGCTGCAGCTCCTGATTGTCCCACAGGACGCAAGAAAAGTGTGCCCAAGCCAGAGGTCTTGGAATTGGAGCCCTTAACAGTCCGTAAGGGTGTTTCAGAGTAGAAGGGAACAGTCAGAGACATCTGTGTATCTGGTGGGATAGAAATGGCTCCATTAGAGGCCAGGTCATAGATGCGATGCCTACCCTCCTCATTCCCATAATATGTGTGAGTAACCAAGATATAACAGTTCCCAATATGGGTTATATGAAAGGTAACCTCGCCAGAAAAGTAGGCAAACATCCTGGCCATGGCACCATGCTGTGTAGTTGGAAAGGGTATTTGCAGAGTTGTGGTATTCTGGCTGGTGTAGTTAAATTGGCCCGCCAACCAGGACCTACCAAAGAAGTGGTCAACTAAGGTATGAGAGACTGCAAACATGGAAATATCCTGAATTTGGAAGTTTAAGAAGCGTGGTTGTGCGACTGCCAACTGCTCGGAAAGTGTCCCATCATTCTCTGTTGACCTAAGTCCTGCAGCCACAGCCGGTGCTTGCCCATGTGCAGATTCAATATTTGACTCCACATTATTAACTATTTCTGTAGGGTTATCTAGGGAGTCAACCAGGTCCATTTCACTACCCCAACTAGTGAGTCCCTGCCAGGTGAAATTGGAGCCTGTAGGAATGAAGAACTCAGCATCATCCCCAGCACGCACCTGCAGTATACAGTTAACCGCCGTGGGGGAAGAGGAATTGTAGGTTAGGGCATTCATCACGTCAATCCTCAAACGACAAATTGGTTGGCCTATAGTAGGTCGCATCCAATTCGCCCAAGTATAAGGTACTGTCAATTCAAAAGTATTATTAAGACCTAAATCACAAACCATGTAGACCGCATTCTTGCAGGCAGTGGCGGAAGGACGTGCTCCCAAATTTGGAAAGGCCGCCATTCTTAGGCGCCCCTTGTTAAAGGTTGAAGCATAGACTGTCAATTTGCAGACTATAGAGCCCCGCCAAAAGGCATAGCAGGAGGCCATCATACCCAAGTTGGAAAGATTCTCAGGCACAATATCATTGTCAAAAATAAAGTTTTCTGATGTCACATTTGAATTCCAGGTAAAATAGCCATATTGATTATTGGGAACTGCTTGATTTCCAATAAAAACAGAATAGAGTTGGGATATCATTTTGAGATCCTTAACTCTTGTAGTTGTTCCTGCTGTTCTAGGATCATAGTACGCCCGTTCACCAACCAAAGCAATCGTTTGGGAGCCAGTTGTATGTAAAACATTGGCCATATTCATAGAGCCAGGCCCCTCGGCTATGTCTATGTTATTCCTAGTCCACTTAAAGCGAGTCGCCTTAGTCGCTCTCTTCCTGGGGGCTTGATTGTAGATGTTTATGGCTTGACCATAGGGCCGCGGGCACTGAAAATCCAGGTCAAGGAGTGAGCCAAAGACAGTAACATCAACCTGGGTTGGAGAACCAGCAGGCACAGTTAGAGCGCTCCAAACAAAGCCAAAAACCGCTCCTAAGTCATCTGAGTCAGTCTTGGCATAGTTCCTGTTATTGATATATGGTATATAGAGATCTGCCTGAGATGTTGTTGCTGCATTCATCAAAACATGTGGAAAATTAGTAAATGTACCAAAGTCATAGGTATTAAAGTTATCATGACAAGTCTTAGGCAAATAGACTACCATGAGACAGCCAGCTGTGCCCATATTTACATTCAATTGTACTTGTATGTGGAAGCCACAGCGTACTGCAGCAAAGTATCTTGACTGCCCGTAAGCTGGATAGTCTGTCGTGGCCCAAAATGCTTCAGGCAGTGTAGCTCGAAAGACTTCATGTGATCTATTATTTGTAGTAGTCCAGTGTACGTGGCGCAAGTCAATCAGCTTTGTCGGATTTGTGGGTCCGGTATCTGAGGTGTATGCCATTGAGAGGTAGTCATCCCCCGGATGGAAGTCTGGAGCAAATGGCATAGTTGGTGCCACAGATGCCTGAACTACATTACCAGCATTAGTTGTAATGGATGCTGAAACACGATCAGCATTTGTTTCCTGCTCTTCCTTAACTGGATCCTGAAGGAGAGTGGAAATAGCACTCTTTGCCATGGTTAGCACCGAGCTAGTTGTTGTATCGTTATTGGCAGCCATGATTAGAGTAGGTCAAGATAGGGAAAACCCGGATCCCCCGGGTCTGGTCAGCCCTTAGACGTTTTTTAACCCAAGGCATGGTTAGCTTCTACCCACCCGAAGGTGGTGGGCCCCAGATCAGATCCACAGTCTCTTAAGGTTATCTGCGGGTACCTTCTGGGCATCCTTCGGGCTGACATATCCGAACCACTTCCATATTCTGTATAGACTCATCACTGAGATCCATACTGCCATAGAAAGGACCTATACTGGGGTTGTACTGCATACGGTCAAAGACATGCCTTTTGGGCCCAGAGGCACATGTTACCATGTGGGGAAGTCCGCTGGCAATATGCAGGTCGCTACACTAGATCCTAGCAAAGCAATATTTCAGACAGTAATGCACACTAAACTTGAATGGAAGCGCACCAGTGGGCCTGCTGGTCCAGACGGGAAAGCCCCGTAGCAAGAGCCCTATCCAGAGATGAGGGAGGTGGGGGCCCCCCCTACGCTCATCGAAGGGAGAAGCGTAGCTGGAAGGAGAGATTGGACTAGCTAATCTTCCTATTGCACCCACATGTCTTATTCCAAGCGTCTTAGACCTGTGGATAGGAGAGATAGAGGCGCAGTGATGCTTAGGTGTTTAGTAGGAGCCGATTAGAACCCACACCGGCTGTGGGGAAAGGGGGATGACCGGATAGGCACAACCCATGGAGTGGATACGAGCCACCCAGCCAAGAAGGACCCTGCCCTATGGGCAGGGTGGCCCCCTTTC